CTACATGCTCATATACAAATTTAGGTTCCCACCCAGTATCAGCAAATATCATAAAGTCTGGTTTATGTTTAGTTAATCCTTCTTGTGCCATCAAAGCTAGGCATGATGATTGAACACCAGCTCCTAACGATAAGATACGCATAGTAGGATCACGTACTTCACCGTGTTGGTCTGTCCCCTCATTTTCTTTAGGTCTTCCATTAAGTGTTAAATCTAAACACTTTCTATACACAGGTTCTTCTGTAGCTGCTACCGCAGCCATCATGTTTAATTGTCTTTTGTTAGGTTTCATTTTAGCTGACATTTCTTCAAGAAGTTTTCTTCTTTCAAATTCCATCTGCTCATGATTAATAGCAAAACCAGGTTTTACACCTTCTACAGGTTTTTGATTAGCAGCCCGGCTTTTACCTTGCTCTTTATATCCTACAGCTGCTTTTTTAATTGGTTTATCATTCATTATTTTGCTTCTCCCCAATTGTCTTTAACCTTATAGTCTACGTTTGAAGGTACTTTTAAATCTATGCAAGTTTCCATAATATGTTTTATTTCTTTTGCTTCTTTATCAGATTTTACACTACAATTCAACTCATCATGTACCTGAATAAGTGGTACAACACCTAATTCTTCATATACTTGAACCATAGCTTTTTTAGTTTGATCTGCAGCCGTGCCTTGAATCAATCTATTAAGTGCTTTGTATGTTCCTGCTCTTTTAAGAGAAGGTCCATACTCTGCGTTAGCTTCTTTTAATAACATAGGTTTATTGTACACACCAGCGCTAAAATAAGATGGTTCCCAGAAATCAAATCTACATTTACGTCCTAAAAAAGTTCTTATTGTTCCTACTTCGTTCGCTCGGTTCATAACAGCTTCAAGCATTCCTTGCATGAAAGGAACCTTAGCCCTAAACGAATTAAGTAAAGTTTTAGCTTCCATAGGTGATATATCTAAATCAATAGCCATTTTCTTGTATCCCATACCGTACATAACACCAAGACCAATAGTCTTAGCCAACTTACGATCAATACCAGCCATCTCTGCTGTTTGCTTATGAAAATCTAATCCTTTTTCAAAAGCTTCTTTAACTTCTGTTGCCCCTTCGTTCTTATTTAATATTGCAAAGTGGGTAAGAATACGAGGTTCTTGCTGTGAATAATCAGCTGAAGACCAGTACTCACCAACTTCTGGAAGAAATATTTTACGTATTTCTGAACCAAACTCATTCCTAATAGGCATCTGTTGTAAATTAGGAGCATACATAGAAAATCTACCTGTCACAGTTCCGCCACTATCCCCTCTAATTTGATTAATGTGAGCGTGTAACCTGCCATTATGTACATATCTACTAATACCATCAATAAAAGTACCCTGTAATTTATTAAGAACTCTAGCTTTAGTTATCATACGAGGTAACTCATGTTTATGTGTTTCTAAAAAGGTTTGTGTAAAGCTCGGAGCTCCTAGGTCGGTAATTGGATACTCAAGATTAACGTTGTCGAATGCCTGGGCCACTGACCTAGGGGCATTGATTTGTACATCATAGCCTGCTAAATCTTTTATTCTTTTAAGATATTTTTTCTCCTTATTTCTTAACTTATCTTTTAATCCCATAGCTCTATCCATGTCAATACGAACACCACGTTTTGTCATGTTAAATATAACTCTGATTAATCTACACTCTACATCGTAGACAGTTTCCACTGAATCTCTTTTCAATTCTGCTTTAAACCTTTCATGTAATTTATAAGTTAAAAGTGCATCAGCCTCTGCATATTCACCTACAAACTCTGCAGGTAATTTATACATTTCTGCTTTAGGATCTAATCCCAATTCCTCTGCTTTAGCTTTAAGTAATGTTTCATTCTTTCTCTCTCCTAAGTATTCAAAACCTATGCTAGTTAACGCGTAACTAAACCTATTTTCATTAAGTAAAGAAGCAGCTATCATTGTGTCATGAAGATATCCCTTAACTTCTATGTCCACTGTGCTCAACCAACCTATATCATATTGTGCATTATGAAACACTTTTTGTATAGATTCATCTTCACATATACTTTTAATGTATTTTAGGACAACATCCCTGTCCATATTTCCTCCTCCTTCATGCGCTATAGGATAGTAGGCAGTAAAATCACCACTAGATAGGGCAATACCTATGACCATTCCAGCTCTTCTTGGCCATCCTGGTCCCATTTTTTTTAAATCATAATCACAAGTTTCTAAATCTATTGCCACCACCTCTTTTCCTTTCATAGAAGGAAACTCTGTAGGGTGCAGCCATTCAGCCTTTACTTCATTAAATAGATCCATTTTTTAACTCCCCTGCTATAGCCATGTACGCTGCGGCATCAACGTAATCATCTACATTAGATTTACCTTGCTGCGATCTTGATATTTTTAATAGAGCCATCATAGTAGCTACTTCATCTGAAGTAATAGCAGCTGCAGGTTTAAGTTTTTCATCTAATAATATGTTCCAAAACTCTGCAATCTGTTCATGGTTTGTTTTAATGTCTCCATGTGTTTCTTGCCTTCCGCCATTGACTAGCTCAGCAGCTTTTAATAATATCTCACTCTTGTTCATATTCTAAATCCTCCATAATTTTGATTGTTAATAACATGTAGGCTTTGCTTTGCTCGAGTAGCACCTACATAAAATACTCTATTCGTATCATCTGAATCCTTCTCCATTTCTATTTGATTAGCTCTTGATAGGTCTGTCATCAACATAACGTTGTCACATTCCCCACCTTTAGCCACATGGATCGTACTCATATTAATTTTAGGATCTGCTGTTACATTATCAAATCTTTGAAGATTTCTAATATACTCTGCATCCTTTTGTCCAATTGAATTAAACGCTACATCCCAAGGTATATTATTAATCTTAAGGCCATGGTTGTTTGTTAAATCTGTAATATTATAACTTTCATTCTCATCGGTAAAACTCTGCATATTCTTATGGCCACGTTCTAATGATGTTTTAGATGGTAAAAAACTATACACATCTTTTACATCTTTATAAGATATGTTTTCATTTTTATGTAATCTATCCCAGGCGTCCACCGCATTTAAAAGTTCTTTATCTATAGGTAACTTACCATTTTTTTTATAAGGCAATCCCTGTATTCTTAAATCATCTTCCATTTCATTTAACATATATTTACAAGTAGCTAGTAATAACCAGTTTCCCTCGCGAACATTTACACTCTCTGGATATGCGTGATACCTCACGCTTCCTTCAACATCTCTTCCTTTCCAGATCTTAGGGCGGCGATTAATAATTCTTTGTACAATCTCATCTGCCACATTATGCACAAGTTTTGGGCATCTATACGATTGATCTAAAACCTTTTGGTTTCCTTTCATGTTAATTAAATACTCAACATCTGCACCAGCCCATCTAAAAATTGCTTGATCATCATCTCCACTTATGTAAACTCTCTTGGCGTTTTTAAATAACTTTTCACATACTTTCCATTGCAATAAAGATAAGTCTTGTGCTTCATCTACAATGATAACATCTAAATCTGGAACATTGCCTGTCTCTACAAATAAGGATAACATATCAGTAAAATCACTTTTATTATTCCTGTGTTTAAATTCTTCTAAAGATTTTCTTGCCCTTAAAAATTCATTCCATGAAAAATCACAATTTTCTTTATTATAGTACTCATCAAGTTCCATCATCTTCATTCTTGATTTATTGTACTCTCTTAAAAAAACATTATCAGTTGTTACAAGACCATTGTCATCCCAATTAGCTGATACAAAGTTCATGTCTACCCCATAATCATCTGAAAATTTTTTATAATCTTCTGACCTCATCACTTCAGAATTAGCCATGTTTAACTGTCTTTTACCAAATGAATGTAATGTTCTAAAATAAGGTAAATCATCATCTGTATAATTAAATTTAGCCTTAGCCCTATCCCTTGCTTCATTAGTGGCTTTAGTTGTAAAACTAACAAAAGCAAGCTTGTCAGGACCAGTGCTTTCTTTAAGTTCTTTTTCCACGATACGTAGTAAATTCTCAGTCTTCCCAGTTCCTGGGGGACCTAATATAATATTAATTTCTGGCATCTCTAATCCTTTTAGTTTCTATTCTATGACAATTGGAACATAGCACTATGCACTTCTCCATTTCTTTTTTCTTCTTTTCAAACTGTACGTAACTGGATCCTGGAATGTCTGAAACATTACATTTCTTTATAGAAGGATTTGGATGATGCCAGTCAAAAACTTCTGGATTATTTTTAAAATGTTCTCCACAATGAAAACATCCTCTGTCCGTCATAATTTTCTTTACAATATCTTTATGTTTATAATACTTTATTTGTTTTCTAATTTTACTAGCCTCATCCTGTTGTTTAAATGATTTTGGACTCCTAAAATTAGGCGTAACATGTCCATTTCTTCTTTTCCATCCACTGAATTTATAACCATCTTCTCGTTCATAACCGTATTTATAATTAGAAGGGTACTTCATCTTGCTCCTGTATTGCATGCTCTGAGTCAATTGAATTAAAAGCTGGAATACCCCACGTATTTACACCTTGTTTCTTTAATCTCATAAATTTATGTAGACCGTTTATCTTACGCAGCTCAGCTATAATTTGTCCTGTGTTAGTATAATGAGTAAATTTTTGTCTTAATAAATATGCATGTAAATCTTTAAGTCTAAAATAAGTTCTACGTACATCTTCACTTTTACCTCCTACTTCCTCCATATTTGATTCAGTCCACGGTTTACGCAATAGGATATCGTCCCTATTTTGTGCCTGCGCCCGGTCAGTACAAAACTCCTGGAGGTGAGCAATAAATTGACCAGACACAGACCCGTCATTAGACACCTCAATTAACAATGCGGTTAGCATTTTACTGTTAACTAATTGCTGCCAGTCTGACGGCTTCATTAAAGGAGGCATGATGTTTATAACTTCCATGCACCTCTTTTGAAACTTTGTTTGTATTTGTAATTCTTCTGTTGTTAATTGTAATTTTAAATCTGAAGTTGGGTCATCAGAAGGGATCTCTAAAAACCATATAGGTGGTTCAGTACATAACTTAGATAAAGCTCCAAGCTGTTGAGATACATTTGATGCCCCTACGCCGTGTTTTCTAGTCTTACATATATTAACATTACAAAAAGAGGAAATTGGTTGATCCTTACATTTGTATTGATAATCTTTTTTGTTTAATGTTTTAATAAGAGTTGTTACTTCAGTGTGAACCAACGGAGGTTTCATGTATTGTAAATTATATTTTACTAATTGTTCCTCCCAGTGCTGTTCATCAAACTTTTTTAAGTATACACCAAGACTAAATAATCCATTGTTTCTGCCTCCCTCTGGAAATCCTTGGCTACATAAAGATTGTAAGCACGGAGGCCCATCAATGATAGCTTCAGATTTAATTGTACCAATAGAATCTATATCATCAACACTGTACTTTTCATGCATTTCAAAAAATTCTTCTAAAGTTGCAGCAGTTGCATTATCTTTAATTGCATATCTAACTGACTTATCACTATGAAAATAAGGTAAATTTAAAAAATTACCTAAATCTCCTTTCTCTGGTTGTATACCAGATTGCTTTGGAAATATTTCTGATTCTGATTGGCCTAGTGATGAAGCCATATCAGTTAATTTAGTTCTAACTAATTTAGAAGCCACAGAATTCTTCATAAATAAAAATAAATGAGCTCCGCCACTTTTAGATTTACAGTATACTAAAGGTAATCCTAGTTTTCTTATTTTAATAATAAGAGCCCTATGATCCAAAGGATAAATATCAACATCAATACATCCCCACTTAGTAGTATTGTCAGCCCTAATAGGAATAATCCCAAGAGACGGACCCTCACCCTCCAAATGTTTTTCCCATAACTCATGGGTAACCTCCTTCCTTACCATGTAAGATTTACCCTGCTGCTTACCGTCAGCACGCGAGCCTTGCGGCTGGTGCTGACCATAGGCTACGTCTAAACCTTCAAAAATAGATTTAAATTTCTCAACTTTCACGAACCCTCCAGTTCTAATTAATGTTTAAATTAAAACGGTATTGATTCGTCGTCTACTTTAGGTTTTGCTTCAGTTGTGATTTGTGGAGCAGCTGGTTTAGCATCTACAGATCCACTAGCAGCGGATTGAGCGAAGACTTTACTTTCGCCATATATAGAAGCATCAGTTACCTGTTCACCTTTCTCAATTGAAAATCCAAACCAACTACCTCTGTCATTAGACTCACCTACAGAAGATAGTGAATAAGTCATTGCATATGTAGGAGGAGTAAACATCCCAGATGGACCCTTAATCTTTTGTGAAAGCATTAAGCTGTTCCAACGTCTACTCTTCTTGAGTTGACTTGAAGACATACTAATCACAGCATTTTGGTATCCGCCATCAGCATCTAGCATTAAAACATAATGATAGGCTGTTTGAACGATATGATTACCATTAGGTAATGTCATTTTTCCGTTCATAGGATCTCGTTTGGTTTGTCCAATAATACCACTTTCGGCATCATGAGAATTAATAAACCCACCACCTTGCTCTCTAGGTTTCCATTCTACGTATTTAAGATGGTAGTAAACAGGTATAACTTTTAATTTATCAAAAGTTTCCTGCGTAACTGTGTTAAACAGTTGCCCTGCTTTTGCTGATTCAATATGCTCAGCTTTGGAAGGGTTAATTTGTGGGCTGGTTGTCTGCAAAATGCTAATGTAAGGAATAGCTGTATCCCTTGCTAGATTAAGCTTACCAAATCCACTCATTGACTTAGAATCCTCTGCGAGAACCGCAAGGTCTAAGGTAGTCTCTTTAATTTTTACAACTTTATTCATTATTATTTACCTTATTCAGATTTAATTGTTGTTTTGTGTCCAACAAAAGCGCCTAGAAGATCCATAGGAAGTTCTACACCTGCTTCATATTGTTCACGGACGAATGCGCGAAGGGTAGAAGGCTCGACCCATTCGCGTTGCGTAGACTCATATCCTACCTTATCAAGGTGGGATAATAATCCACTAGCTTTCTCATCTTCATTCCTTCCAAAGCTACAAGTGACTTGGTTCTTTACTAAATCCCCAAATCCATTGTTTCTTAACCAAGTATGTACTTTCTCTCTGTTTTCTTTTAACGGAGTAGCACTGTAATACTCGGAAACTTTTAATCTACGGCCATCAGATAATTTTAATTCTGATAATCCTACTTCTGAAAAAAGACTTGGCAATACCTCTTGCGAAAGTTTCTTTGCATAAGTCTCTTTTGATTTTAATTGTTCTTTGATAACGGCAATCTCTGCTTCTGTCTCTGCAATGTCAGTTGCAACTGCACCAATCCTACCCATGTTATCTTCTGGTATAGAATCAGAATCTTCTTGCATCTGTTTAATCAAATCGTTCATATTATCCTCTCAAATCTATTTCTATGTCGTAGTATCTTTTCTCATCGCGGTCCCACTTTAGAACTTTGAACTTTCTATTATTAACATCACTGGCAATTGCACCAGCAAGTGCTATTATAGCAGGGTCTCCCAT